CGAATGATGATCGATCGATTTACGACTCAACAGTTGAAGCACTTTGGGCATGCTGCCGATCATCAATGCGAGTGCATGTCTATTCCATGCCTGTCATTGCTGTACTGTTCACAGCACTAGTCAGCTGTCTTTCCAAGCTGTCACCCATTTAAGGGTTGCCAATAAGGCAAGATAGTAAATGTCCGAAAACCGAAGTGCCTCCTAGTGTAGCAAGCTACAATAAGAGGACGACGGTGAGAAAGTTCGGACAGTCGTTTACCGTACCGGATCGCAGAACTAGCTGGACGCTAGGGACGACCGGTTTCGAAACGGTAAAGAGGACAAACTACCTAAAGGCAGGTCTAAAAATGGACCTGGCTAGTGTGTAGATTGATATTCTGACATATCCCGAGAATCCTCTTATAACAAAAGGATCGCTTGGGTCTTCTGCCCCACTTCTAGCGTATACGCTATAAGCAGGGTAGAGCCAATCTCCGGGCCGACGCTTCTTAAGGCGTCTTGGTCGGAGCATATAGGTGTCAAAGAACCCACCCTCATAACCGTATCTCTTCAGTTTCCTGTTAGACCTAAGTGAATAGCTACCAATAAGGTGGCCGTCACCGTATCCATCAGGGCCAAAGAGGCGGAGAGGTTCTAGAGTCCACCCTAGGATAAGATCTGCTAGCTCTCGCTCGCAGCGTCTCATAGCCCAGTTGTGGAATAGATAAAGGGTCTGCTCACTAATCTGATCTCTCAGATAAAATGGGCGAATATCAGAACCGCGATACCAGTCAGCTCCGCACGACTCACGAAAAGGGCCGGTACTAAATGACTTCTCGGTGTTAACCTCGAAGCCATAAAATTCTAGTACTTCCTTTAGAAGATCGTAAGCCTCGGAAGGGATCACAATGTCATCCCCGAAGACGCTGACCTTGCCGGTATGAAGATCTAGGACACGACAAACTCCGAACGAAAGAGCGTAGAAAATCAAGCTCTCAAGCTCGAACGTATAGCCGTTTCCCATACTACTGAATTTCTCCAGATGTATGATTCGATCTTCATGAATCACTTCACCCGTACGGTAACGACTAAGAAAGTCGAACCATTTAGGAGGTAGCAACTCAGCAACGGTGCCTATCGAGAGTGTATCGCTGGCAGAAGCCAGGTCAATCGTGGCAAATGAGCCATCGATCGAACCAACTGAGGCAGAAGCCCTGTTGCGCTCTTGATCCGATAGGTCCAGGCAAGCGACACGAAGCATCCGCTTCTTGAGGTAAGTTCCTATCCCTTTCTGGGCAAGCCCATTAAGAGAAGGTTCGACCACAATAGGGCGGGTTGTCTTCGCGTTCTTCGCGACGAATACTAACTTTCCGCAGCTAACAGCAACCGGCGTTTCGAAAACGACATACGGCCCGCCACCAATATTACTATTGATGGTTGACTTTAAGTCGTTCCTAACGCCATGATGTTGTGTTAAATAAGGGAACTCTGCTAAAAGTTC